TAGATTAGAAACATTCATAGCGACAGCATCACCAAACATAGATTTACCAACCTTTGGGCGAGCCGCAACAAGATCAACACACTTTCTTCTTAGGCCGCCCCCAATTGCTGCATCATATCTTGGAAAGCCTGTGGGTATGCCAACATTTTCAGAAACGTTCTCGGAAAGAAATTCAATATAGTCATCAATGTCTTCACCGATAATTTCTGTTTTCTTATTTGAGGATTGGTATATGTCGGCAGTAGCATCAAGAATAGGGGCTTCCACTTTGGAAATAAGATCCATAACATCTTCATCACCATTCGTAGCATCCAAATCCTTTTGACAAGCGGTCAGCGTTTTCTTTAAGTCTCTTGCTAGTTTAAGCTTGGCTATTTTTACTGCGTGAGACTTTGCATTTTCTTTATGTATAGGAAAATTAAATAGAGATCGTATAAATGATATCTCTTGTTTATTATTTAAGGACTCATGTACCCCTAGACTATTTGCGGCGGATAATATGGATGCTAATTCTACTTTGGAATTTTCTGAAACAGACTTATGTATGCAATGAAACAAAAGCTGATTCATATCATCTGTGAAATGATCAGCGTCTACAAAGTCTATTTCTAGATAGCAGTCTAGCCCATACTGACAAAGAGCCGCTAGTACGGCTCTTTCTGATGCTAGATCTTCAAGATTGTTTTTCATTTATACTGACCTTGATCTCAAGCATTTATCACAGGTAAAAAAGTCTCGTTTATGAGTAGGATGAATTTCTACCGTAGTGTTACAAGCTTGGCAAACCTGAGAAACCATTCGTGTAGGCTTTCTTTTTCTTTCTGTTTGAGGTACATCTGGCGTCTTATTCTGATCGTCTTTATGCTCTATACCATCGTCTGTAAAAAGATTTTGCCTCTGTTTTACCTCTACCTGTGTAGAGTTTGACTCAGGCTTGTCTTTTGACATCGTAAAATCATCTACATCCCTGTTCACAGTTTCAGGGGGCTTTACTTCTTTGGGCTTGTCTTCTATTCTGAGGCTGGCTGCCAACTCTTGCTTCTGTTCAGGAGTCAGAAGTTCCAACATCTTTTGTACTAGATCTTCACTCATTATTTTCTCCTAGCCATATTTGTTAATATTTCTGCCATCTTAATTATTCTACCGTTTTTACCTTCTAGTGTTCTAACTCTAGCTTCTGCGTGATTTTTAATCTTTAGTATCTCCGCAGCGAGGGGGTTTTCTTTAACCGCAGAGAAATACTTCTCTTGCCATTTAGAATACTGTCCTCCGTACTGATTCATCGTGCTACCTATTATAAACCAAATAGAAGATTCTGCCCACTCTAAAGTGTTTTTTTCTTTAACCTTTTCTGTTTCAATATATTCTGAGTAAGCATAGAGCTTGAAGGCATACATGTTGCATGTTTCTGCACTCCAAGATTTAATTGTATTGAAATCAGCATTGAGAGCAGTAGAAGCTTCTTCTGGCGGTTCTACTTCCGCTAAATACTTAGAGCTTTTCCAGTCATCAATCGCTTGTAGAAACTCATTTAATCTTGTTTCGCCACTCATCTATATCCTCGTTGTAATTCAATTGTACTATTCTTATGTCGTTTATATTGCACCACTCTATTTTATTTTTATCTCTAGCCTGCGCTCTAAAAAATGATAACTTATCTTTAAAGTGAAATGCGTTGAACTTAAAGTGTTGCTGACCATGAACTTCTACAATCAAAGTCCTATTAGGTATATAGAAATCCGCTCTCAAAGACTTGTTTTTTACAGTTCTGGTTCCCGGTAGACTAACTTCTTCTAAGATTCTATCATAGGGAAAGCAAGAGTCAAGAACTTTCTTTGCTTTTTGGTGAAGCTTTGATCTCTTGCCTCCCCCAGACTTAGGGTTCCAGCTATACTCTCGGTCATCTAGCCCCATTACTTTCAATCTAAAGCCTCTTTAATCATCGTCTCTAGGGACTTTACAAGTTTAGTATTTCTGTTTAGAAAACTATAAACCTTGTCTTGTCCTTGAAACTTAAAAGCTTTGGTAAGCTTTTCAGAATCTTCTACGTCTAGATCTGGATCAATTTCTTTGGCAAGCTCTTTGTTCATTTCTAGGAATGGGCAAGAAAACCAAGCCCCAGATCTGTCAATAAGTCCTAGGTCTAACGACAATTGAAGAACCTCCTGAGTTGAATCTATACCATGACCATACCTAATATAACTTTGAACTTGTCCTCCCGGCGGCCCCATAGAAGAACAGATGATTTTCCAGTTTACAACTTGACCAATTCTATTTTTACTAGCATCTTCCCAAGGTTTTACTGCGGATATTTTCTCACCACCACCAGCAATCTCCATCCTAGTGTCAGCTTGATATTGAATTTTATTACCACCATCAGAAAGTTTAGCTTTACCAAAGCCTCCCGTATTAGCAATATAATGGGTTATGGCGATAACAAGACCTCTTTGCCTCGGTAGAAGCTGACCGATCTTTTTTGTAAAGATAGATAAAATCTTTGGTAGCCCTGCTCTCCCCGGACTAAAATCTCCATCTAGCTCTTTAGCCGGAATCAAAGAAGATATAGAATCAATGATTAGAACAGCGCCCTGATAGTCTGGATGACTCATCATCTTATACGCCATTTCTAAAAATTCTTCCGCCGGTAAAGGTTTATCTTCTGGTGCAATAACTTCTATTTTCTCAGGATCAAAATCGTTTACCTGAAAATTCATATCTTTAAGACGGCCTTCTGCATCTAGATAGATAACTGGCCTACCTTCTTTTTGACAATTGGTAGCAATCTGCATAGCGGTTGTCGTCTTGCCGCTTTTAGGATCGCCTGTGAGAGTAACCCAACACCCCTCTCTAACCCCACCACCCAGTGCTATATCAATAGCGGGACTGATGGAAATTACCTTGTAGTCGCTCTTTTCTTTAAGTACTTCTGTGCCTGTTTTGATTATGTTTCCGTATTCTTTTATTTGACTTTTCAAATATTCAGGAGTTTTCTTTTTTGCCATCGGTATCCCTAAGTTTTGACATTAATGTTTTCTTTTTCTTTTTTACTCTTGGTTTGTACTCTAGGTCTTCTGATATTTCTATGACCCTTTTTGGTTTCTTTGCCTCTATTTTAAGCTCTTCGGATCGTTTTGCAACACCCGCTTCCACGAATTTAGTGATTAAAACAAACTTTTTAGAACTGTGCAAAAAGCCCAAGGAGTAAACGTTTCTACCGCTTGGGCTACTTAAATAAGATACTAAAGATTTCTCTCCGTATTTTTTGATTAGCTTAGAAGCTAATCTAATCTGAGTTTCATATTCTTCTTTTTGTGACTTGTTCCAAAACTTAAATTCAAGACTACCCTTATTATCTCTTTCTCTTTTTCTAATGCAAACCAATTCTGCACAATATTGCGCAGCGCTACAAGGCTGTTTGGTTGATATACTTCTGTACTTCTGGGTGCTTGATTTTTTCTGAGTCATTTTTAAATATCATATATTTAAGATTGTCTTCGGTTATAGATCTGACAGATTTAGCTTTTTCAAATTCGTTGTAAGGCCAAGTGTATTTGGCGATATCTATCCCGGAGCAATCGTCTTTCAGTAAGCACACGGTCAAGGTTTGGAAAGAGGTAGAATGGCTACCGTCCATTGCTTGATCCTTAGCTATGCCTCGCATTACCGCTAGGCCGTCTAGACCATTAGGATCTTCAAAAAAAATCTTAGCAGGGGCGCCGAACATGTGAAGTTCAATTTTGGTAACAGATTTATCATTCTCCTTGCAATGATTTTTAAGTCTTGTCCAAGGGTTATCAAATCCTGATCTGTCGTAATCTCCATAAACTCTAGTGCTATCAGACAGTGTTGCAATCCAGCTAATCATAAGATCTTCCATAGTTAATCTTCTCATATAGCCATCTCTTTTTATGCAGATCATGTTAGACCTCCTTTATCTTGTGTATGACCCCTTTGTATCTCTTGGGGGCGGGTGGGGTTTTTCTAGACTCGTCCGCCGCCATAGAAGCCGCTTCTGTCATTATAGTGGCAACCTTATTAGCGTCTCTAGCGTAGAGACCAGAAGAGTCTGGAGACTTTGAAGGTTCTGCATCTTTTTTAATTGACTTTAAGTATTTTGAAACAATAACCACAGACCTGTCTAGATCTTTTGCTAAGACTACTGCTCCTGTTTTTAAGTTGTTTTCAATGTAAAATTTTTCAGCTTTTGAAAG